ACATCCTACATATTGTATTGCTGCCATGCATGCCGGTATTGATTTAAGTAAGATTAGTAATGACTTTCCAGAACTTAATCGTTATACAAAGGTAGCACCCAATGTTGGAGACGTACCACCAATTAGTCAAGAGCTTGCAGACCAGTGTCATAAGAATTTAAAATTAGATAGAGATGGAAATATTGCTTATGATATAGTAGGCATCAAAGGGCACGGAGTTGTTGCAATCGATACCAGTCCATGGCGTGCCTATGAACATATAGAAAGATTAGAACACATTTGTAAGATTGTACTTGCATCAGGAAACTATAAATGAGTAAACAACAATATAATTTAAAAACAAAGACAGACTATCTAAATCGTAAAATGTTTCTTGACCCTGCTGGGCCTGTTACTATACAACGTTTTGAAGAAGTAAAATATAAAAAGATCGTAGATTTTGAAACTACTGCACGTGGCTTTTATTGGGTGCCTGAAGAAATAAGTCTCAGTAAAGACGCAAATGATTTTAAAGATGCAAGTGATGCAGTTAAACATATTTTTACCAGTAACTTACTACGTCAAACAGCGTTAGATAGTTTGCAAGGTCGCGGCCCAAGTCAAATTTTTACGCCTGTAGTTAGTTTACCTGAATTAGAATCTTTAGTTTATAATTGGACATTTTTTGAAACAAACATTCATAGTCGCAGTTACAGCCACATCATTCGCAATATTTACAATGTGCCTAAAGAGGTGTTTAATACTATACATGATACACAAGAAATTGTGGACATGGCCTCAAGTGTTGGAGGTTACTATGACCGACTACACTTAATTAATTGTCGTAAAGAGCTAGGCGAAAAGGTTACTGAAGAAGAACACATCAGAGCTATATACTTGGCCTTACATGCCAGCTATGCATTAGAAGCATTCCGCTTTATGGTTAGTTTTGCTACAAGTCTAGCAATGGTTGAAAATAAAATCTTTATTGGAAACGGTAACATTATTAGTTTAATATTACAAGATGAGCTATTGCATAAAGGCTGGACAGCCTATATAATTAACCAAGTAGTTAAGGAAGATCCTCGTTTTGCTAAGATTGCACAAGAGTGTCAAAACGAAGTCATTCAAATTTATAAAGATGTTATTGCAGAAGAAAAGGGTTGGGCAGATTACTTGTTTAAATTAGGTCCTGTGATTGGTCTTAACGCCAACATTCTAAAAGACTTTGTTGACTTTACTGCGTTTGATGCGCTTAAACAGATTGGTATTAAGTATTGGGAACATGCTCCTAAAACTACACCTATCCCTTGGTTTAATAAACATAGTGACACAAGTAAGAAACAAACTGCGTTGCAAGAAAGCGAATCAACCAATTATGTTATTGGTGTTATGAGTGATGAACTAGACTACGACGAACTTCCTAGCATTTAAGAAAGAGAATAAAATGAAAGCAATAGTTTGGAGTAAGTATAATTGTCCATTTTGTGACCAGGCTAAAGCCTTGTTAAAACAAAAAGGAATTGAATTTGAAGAACGTAAAATTGGTGATGGATTTACTAGAGAAGATTTACTAGAAGCAGTACCCACAGCCAGAACTGTCCCACAGATTTTTTTAGACGATAAATTAATAGGCGGATTTACAGAACTTAGACAGCACTTAAAAGGATAAAAATGTTAATTGATAAAGGCGTATCAGAAGGTGAAGTAATCACTTTCAAACTTACAAGCGGTGAAGAATTAATTGGTAAATTGATAGAAGATGGGCCGTTGTTTTATAAAATACATCGTCCAATGGTAGTTGGAATGGGACCAAACGGGCCTGCACTGATGCCATACTTGTTTACTGTTAGTCCTGATAAGGAAATTAAAATCCTTAAAAATGTTGTAGCAGTAGCAGAAGCAACAGATAAAGGATTTGCTGATCAGTTTATCCAAGCAACAACAGGAATTAAATTAGCATAATGCCAGCAGTCGCTAGAATTGGAGATTCAATTGCAACAGGACACGGTTGCGATGGAACTACAACTTTGACTGGGCCTTCTAGTAATGTGTTTGCAAATAACATAGGAATAGAAAGGCAAGGTGATCCCACTGTGGTTCACAGACTAACAGGTCGTGGCTGCTCAGTCACACACACTGCTGTGATAAATGTGGGGTCTGGCAATGTATTCGTAAATAGCAAAGCAATTGGAAGAATAGGTGATTCTGCTGACTCAGGATCTATTACTTCCGGATCTCCAAACGTATTTGCCAATTAATTTGACTTATCAAAAAATAATTGTTATGCTTAAGGCATGAAGAAAAAGATTATTTTGACTGATGCAGATGGTGTACTCCTAGATTGGGAATATGCATTTGACATTTATCTACAAACTCACGGTTTTAACAAAGTTGAAGGCGGCGAGTTCAAATATAATATAGGCAAAAGATACGGCATTGATCCTGAACAAGGACGAAAATTAATTAAAATTTTTAATGAAAGTGCCGCAATTGGATTTTTGCCTCCACTACGTGATGCCATGTTTTATGTTAAGAGATTACATGAAGAACATGGCTATATTTTTCACTGTATCACAAGCCTAAGTAAAGATGAAAATGCACAAGAGTTACGCAAAATGAATTTGCAAAAACTTTTTGGAAAAACAGCATTTGAAAAATTTATATTTTTAGATACTGGTGCTGATAAAGACGATGTGCTTAAAAAATATGAAGGTACAGGCTTATGGTGGATTGAAGACAAAATAGTTAATTGTGAAGTGGGCCTAAATGTAGGTCTCAAACCACTACTTATGGAACACGGACATAATATGGATTTTCAAAATTCAAATATACCCCGTGTAAAAAATTGGAAAGAAATTTATGAACGTATAACTGGAGTTTAACCAGTTTTGCGTTTCTAATAAAAGAGCAATAATAATTAATAGACAAGGAGATTTATTATGGCAACAAATAGAATTAGTGATTTTCAAAAAATTGTAGAATCAATGGAAGGTGATTTTGAAAAGTTCTACGATAAAGAAGTCGGTGCTGCCGGTACTCGTGTTCGTAAACATTTACAAGAGTTAGCCAAACTCTGTAAAGAAGTACGTAACGATGTAACAGCAGTTAAGAACGCTCGTAAAGAATCTGCTGGAAAATAACGATAAATATAATTGTTCACATTTAAGGGAACAATTTTATGGCAACTACACGTAAATCTGTTAAACCACACAATCGAAAGCCCCACACTCGTACTGTAACTAAAAAGTACAAGGGTGGGACTACAACTAAGACTGTTCAGGTAAAGGGCAGTCACGTTAGAAGGAAGAAATAATGGCATATAGCGACAAAGTTATAGATCATTACGAAAATCCTCGCAACGTTGGTAGCTTTGATAAAACTGATGCTAACATTGGTACTGGTATGGTGGGAGCCCCGGCCTGCGGCGACGTAATGAAATTACAAATTAAGGTAAATGACCATGGTATTATTGAAGACGCTAAGTTTAAAACTTATGGTTGCGGAAGTGCTATTGCGAGTAGTTCACTGGTCACTGAGTGGCTTAAGGGCAAAACACTTGACCAAGCAGGACAAATTAAGAATAGTGAGATTGCAACAGAGCTTGCGCTCCCTCCGGTTAAAATACATTGTTCTATCCTAGCAGAAGATGCAATTCAAGCAGCCATAAAGGATTATAGAGAAAAACATGATCTCATTAACTGAACTTGCGGCATCTAAAGTTAAACAAAATTTAGAACGTAGGGGCAAGGGTTTAGGAATAAGGTTAGGAGTAAAGACTACTGGTTGTTCAGGCCTTGCTTATGCCATCGAGTATGTTGATACACCGAAATCTGAAGATATGAGTTTTGTTAGTCATAACATACACATATTCGTAGATCCAAAAAGTTTAGCATATTTAGATGGAGTTAAGATGGATTGGGTAAAAACCGGCCTTAATGAAGGTTTTGATTTTATCAATCCAAATGAACGTGATCGTTGCGGCTGTGGTGAAAGTTTTAGGGTATGACAACAAAGTATTGGTCCCGTGAAGATACACAACACTGGATAAGTCAATTAGAAAACCGTGTAGAAGATATTGATTATTATCTTAAACAAACAGTAGAATGGTGTGAACTATACGGTATATACGAAGACAAAAAAGTTTTTATTTGTGCGATGATGACAGTGGTCTGGGTCAGTCATATGCGAAATGAGCCTATAAGCAAACGAGAAGCCTTTGAACTTTTGGGCATTAATGATTGGGAAACAGCTCCCGATGTTGAATTTGAATTGGGCGAAAAATACAAGTATTATGACTTAGAAGAATTACTCTATTCCGTCTCCAAAAGCTTCAAAATATAAATTATCTAGCTCAAATAATTTGACATATCCTACTAGTGAACGTATACTAAGGATATGACAATGCACTTAGAAGGCCCTTGGCTCTCCACTACTGGAAAGAAAAAAGGCAAACAAAAATTTCGAAACGCTGAAGCGGCCCGAAAGGCTAGACAATTGGAAGAAAATTGGAACGACCTATTAAAAAAATGGGGTGTGGAACAACAAGAGAAACGTAAGAAACGTGCTATGTCTGCACCAACTCTATCAACTCCTGCACCATTTTATAGAGGATCAGACCAACCCAAAATTCCCAGTTTACCATTTACTGGTGGGCCATGCACTAAACCGGAGCAAAAAGTCTATACTGGTGATAAGATTAAGGGTATTGGTACTATGCATAAAAGTAATGCAGTTCCAATCTTTTCGGACGAACAGGCGATAGATATCGCCAAAATGCGTCGATAATCGCCTATTTTAGTATTGATTTTTTAGATATGACTATATATTATACGTTTCGCAAAGAAACTGAGATAGTAGATCCAAAGTATGTCAAAAGCAGAAAAGGATCCGCGAGTCTTGGCCAATTGGAAACCCGTGAGATTCGGGCGGTCAAGGCTCCAAAGGCACATGAGTTATGAGATCATGCGTCCAATGGAGACAAACTACACGAACCCAGGGTTCTTCATTTAGAGCCTCGTGAAAGTTTACTCCCTTAATGTAATGTTAATGAAGAACTTAATATTGTTTTGATTTAACACCAAATGAAAGGAGATATGGAATGGAAAAGTCTTTAAGACTACTCGCTTACATGGCGGGATTAATTGCAGTGGTATTTTTTGTACAGGCCATTACTGCTAGTAAATTTTCTTCTCTAAGAGAAAAAAACGGGTATTACAGTAATGATGTTGTTACAATAAAAACAAGAGAAAAGCAGTTAGATTGTCTCGCTATTAACATCTACAGAGAAGCAGGATATGAGCCTTTTGAAGGAAAGGTAGCAGTAGCACAGGTAGTTATGAACCGTGTTAAAGCTGGAAATTTTGGAAATGATGTTTGCGGTGTCGTTTACCAAAAAAATGTAATTATGGAAAAAGTCGTATGCCAATTTTCATGGTACTGTGACAGTACACATCGTAATCGTCCCATTAATCAAGCTGCCTATAAAGAAAGCTATGAAGTAGCCAAAAAGGTTCTTTTAGAAGGTTTTCAATTAAGTGTATTAAAAGATGCATTATATTATCATGCTAACTACGTGAATCCGAGATGGCAATTAGAAAAAATTGGACAAATTGGTAATCACATTTTTTATAAACCCAAAGAGAAAGGCACTAAGTATGCTGGAATTTGATATTCAACAAGTAAAATCGTTTGTCAATGAAAAGTTTAGCCATATTTCTGCAGAAACTCTTGGTTGGCTCGCTGTCATAATTTTACATGCCGCGACAATCCCAAGTTTACTAGCAGTAATGGCAGGTCTCACAGATAGACTCCCCGGAGTTGATTTGGTACTGTTGGTTTGGTCAGGTTTGACACTGATGTTCGTCAAAGCCGCAGTTCAAAAGGACGTACTAAATTTGGTTACAATTGGTGTTGGTTTTGTAATTCAAGCAGTTATGATGGCGTTAATCTTTTTCAAATAATTTTGATTAACCAAAATCATTGACACCACCTTCGGGTGGTGTTATACTTTATATTGTCGTAATTCACACACAGAAAGGTACATATGAAATATGTTCTAGCAATTTTGATTAGTGTAAGTTTGGTTGGATGTGGTACTTTTGGAGGCGCAGTGAGTGGCGCAGGACAAGACTTATCCAAAGCAGGCGAGTGGATTCGTAACCGTTAATCAAGAAAGGCAAATATGAAAGGCATGATTTTAGGCATAATCTTAACTTTGGCAGTGTTGTACCCTGCAGTGACTAAAGACATTTTTGGTCGTGTTGTGGATACTACACACACTGTAACAACAGGCGCAATTAAGGAGGCAGGTAAATGAAAAAACTTATTCTTATCCCCATCGTAGCAACTTTGGCTGCATGTAGTTCAATGCAGGAAGTTGAAGTCCGTAAAACTCCCGCACAACCTAAATGGTACGCTGAATGCGAACAGCGTGGCAAGGAAGGCTGGTTTTGGTCTCGAGAAGGTTATGTTTATTCATGTGGTATGGGTGTGAGTAAACACGCCCAAGCCAGCGAAGCTCAGGCAGACGCATTTGCCTTAGACAGTTTTGCCAAACGTATTGGTAGCCGTGTCAATTCTCTAACCAAAGTTGAATTTATCGACGAACGCAAAAGTACGCATACCAAAATCGAAACTTCAACCAACAACACATTGATTCAAAATCAAGTTGAAGCCAAACGCCATCAGTATATGTTAAATGGACAATATCATACGTTTGTTCGTTTAAAAATGACTGAGGATACTTACAATCGACTAGCGCAACAGGGTCAATAATGAAAATCCTGCTTTCGATAATTGCTATTGGATTGGTGGGGTGTAGTAGTACCCCACCAAAAATGGCCAAGCCATACTGTAACACTAGCCAAGAAATTAAAGTTCGAAATGGCGAAAACGTTTCTAGTGAAACAGTTGTGTCCTGTAACGATGATCCAGTGGCACAATTTAATATCAAAAAAGTTGGTATCTCTCAAAAATGTTTTAATGATACACAACGTATTCAATTGCCTAACGGAAGGATAATTATCAATGAAGCATATGCTTGTCAGAAGCCTGATGGCACTTGGATTCATATTACCCCAAATTAGTCTGGCACAATCCGGTAGTTGGAACAAACCAATTTATCAAGATGAAGTGCAACCGACTACTACTGGGGCTGTTATATTCAATACCTATAGAAAAATTTTCAGTAGGTTAAATGCAGAGGATACTAAGAAGCACAGGCAAGCAGTTCATTTTGCTTTGAATAATTTAGATAACGGTGAAGATATTGTATGGTACTCTGATGATGGATATAGATCAGGCACTGTTGAAGTTATTCAAACTACTGTAAAAAACGGCGAAGTTTGCCGACGTCTTTTTAGTACAGTTATGCTACGATCTGATCATCGTACCTTTGAAGAATGGGCTTGTTATAAAAACAGTAGTAATACTTGGAATTTTAGCGATAAATAATTTTTATGCTCTATAAAACAAGCGACAAATTTATTGCCTATTTGGCACTACTCAGCGGCCTGTCCATATCTGCCGTTGCCATTTATTATAGCGTTGCTGGCCTAATGGCAATTTTCGCAGCCGCTGTTATACCTATTATGATTATGGGTGTTGTGTTAGAAGTAGGTAAACTTTCCGCCACTGTATGGTTAAAACAAAACTGGACCAGAGCACCAAAATTCCTAAAAGCCTATTTGTTAATAGCTATCACTGCATTAATGTTGCTTACTTCTATGGGTATCTTTGGTTATCTATCAAAAGCACATTTGGATCAAGCAGTGCCTACAGGCGATGTTGCAGCCAAAGTAGCCTTACTAGATGAAAAGATAAAAACAGAGCGAGATAATATTGAAACTGCCCGCACAGCATTAAAGCAGATGGATGCACAGGTTGATGCCAGACTCAATCGTAGCGATGACGAAAAAGGTGCAGAACGTGCAGTTCAAATCAGACGTAATCAAGCCAAAGAGAGATCTGCTCTACAAAAAGATATTGCTGATGCACAGGCTCGTATCTCTAAACTAAATGAAGAACGAGCACCTATAGCTAGTGAACTGAGAAAAGTTGAAGCTGAAGTTGGACCCATCAAATATATTGCTGCTTTAATTTATGGAGATCAAACAGATCAAAATCTTTTGGAAAAAGCAGTACGCTGGGTGATCATAGTTATTGTTTTGGTGTTTGATCCATTAGCAGTCATTTTGCTACTTGCTAGTCAATATAGTTTTAATTGGTTTAGAGAACAAGAAGATCAATATCCAACAATAGCAGATTTAGACCGTGATGTTGGTGAACCACCAACTGACGATGAGATGGCTAGTGACTTACACGAGTTAAACAACACACCGGAACCTGTCGATACTGGATATGTTCACAGTCCATGGCCATTCCCATCACCATATTACTCTACGAACAAAGACGCATTAAATGAACCTGAAGAGGAAGTCAAAGAGGACATTAAAGAGGAAGCCAAAGAAATCTTAACTGAGTCTGATTCAGAGTTGGCAGAAAAATCCGCAATCGAAGAATGGAATAGAATGATTGAAGCTGCCGAAGAAGAAGTTGAAAAAGAAGCATCGGATAAAATAGCAAGACATCAGTGGAAAGAAGACCATCCAACTGATACTATTAAACGCCAAGAACGTTTGAAAGAAGTTGGACTAATTGAAACCTTACCATGGGAAATTGCTCAAGAGGCTGCTCAGCCAACATATCAAATTTTTCCAGAACTTAAAGAAGAGAGTCAAAAAAATCTTGAAACCGATTTTCTCAAACAAGCACAAGAACGTGTTCAAGATAAAATTGAAGAAGCAAAGCAAGAAGACCCAAAAAAAAAGAATTACATAGTGAAACAGGACGATCATCAGATCAAGAAGAGTCGGGGTTAGAAGCAGGATATATACAAAATGCAGAACAATCTGCATCCAGTATTTGGCAAAGAATCAAAAATAAAGAGGACACATGAATCTTGGTAAAATTAATATAGTAACACCACCAGACAAACTTTTTAACCTAAATCCCAGTCTATTATTAGTAAATCCGTCAATGCTTGTGAAACAGCAGATGCAAAAATACCTCAGTTGTAGTATTGAGGAAGTCAATGTATTTGTCTATGATGATAGAGAACATGATTTAGACTGGTTGCTAAGTGTTCATTTTAGGGCAGATGTTACTGTGATAGATATTGATAACACAGACCCAATAACTAAATTATTTGTTACTTACATGATAGCTCATCCAGAAACGTATTATATTACAAACGATGAAATAACACCTTATGGGCTGATAAGTAAAAACAGAATCTATGATTTAGATTCGATACCATTTTTTCATAAAATTGGAGAAGACGACGAAGATGATGAGGGTGAACAATGAGTAAAATTATCGTAAAAGACCATGAAGATATTAATCGAGCTTTGCGACGATTTAAGAAAAAGGTTGAAGAAAGTGGAATCCTCGATGACTTAAGAAAGAAAGAGTTTTACGAAAAGCCCACAACAGCAAAGAAAAGAAAAAAGTCAGCCGCTATAAATCGATTTAAGAAAAAATTAGAGAAAGAACAACTACCACCAAAACTATATTGACATTACAATAATTTCGTGTTACACTATAAGAAACTATGAAAGGCAATAATGGCAAAACATTTAATGGTGGACTTGGAGACACTGGCCACAACTCCAAACGCGGCAATATTGACTATTGGTGCCGTAACATTTAATCCTAACGGATATGAAATATATGATGAGTTCTATGCAAGGATAGATACAGAGAGCATAGAACCATTAGACACATACATTGATGAAGGCACAGTTCGTTGGTGGGCCGATCAAGATCAAGCCGCACAAGACGAAGCATTTAATCCCGAAGGTAGACAGAACGTAAAAAAGGTCATGGACGACTTTTACAAGTTCTGCATGGGCTCCAGTAAGTTTTGGAGTCACGGTGCTTCTTTTGATATTGTAATTTTAGAACACTATTTCCGTAAATTAGGAAAACCATATCCTTGGCAGTTCTGGGAAGTGCGCGATACTCGCACACTATTTGATCTTGGTATGGATCCAGAAATGCCACAGGCATATAAACACCATGCTTTAGAAGATGCACGTAGACAAGCAATTGGTGTGCAGACCATGTTTAAAAAACTAGGAAGGAAGTTCGAATGAGAATCGAAGATGAAGTCAAACTTGATTTCAAAGATGTTCTTATAAGACCAAAACGTAGTACACTTAGTAGTCGTAAAGAAGTTGATTTAAATCGTACATACACATTTAAACACAGTAAGTGGGAGTGGAATGGAATACCTATTATGGCTAGTAACATGGATGGGGTTGGCACATTGGATATGGCTCAAGCTCTGTATAATCATCGCATGTTTACTTGTTTGGTAAAATCCTATGGTTCAGAAAGTTTAGCTGATACTGTAGAAAAAATAGGTGGTAATTATTTTGCTGTAAGCACAGGCACAAGCTCTAAAGATTTTGTTAGGTTAAGTAATATTATAAATGAGTATCCAGAAATACATTTTATATGTATTGATGTGGCAAATGGTTACAGTGAAATGTTTGGTGACTATGTTGCTGATGTACGTGATGCTTGGCCAGACAAAACAATTATAGCTGGTAACGTAGTCACAGCAGATATGACACAGGAGTTAATATTACGTGGCGCAGATATTGTTAAAGTGGGCATTGGTCCAGGAAGTGTTTGCACGACTAGGATTCAAACTGGCGTCGGTTATCCTCAGCTTAGTGCTATTATTGAGTGCGCTGACGCTGCTCATGGTCTTGGGGCTCACATTATTGCTGATGGTGGTTGTGTGTGTCCCGGTGACGTTGCTAAGGCGTTTGGTGCCGGAGCGGACTTTGTAATGCTGGGCGGCATGTTAGCCGGTCACGATGAAGGTGGTGGCAAAGTCATTGAGGAAATGTACGAACTGTCTAAAAGACAGGGCAACAGTTATGCACCAGATTATGAAATTAAAAAGTTTGTGGAATTTTACGGTATGAGCAGTGATACTGCTATGAACAAACATTATGGTGGTGTAGCAGAATATCGTAGCAGTGAAGGTCGCACCGTAAGAGTTCCTTATAGGGGATCAATCAATAATACTGTGTTAGATATTTTGGGAGGACTCAGATCTGCTTGTACATATGTTGGTGCTCCCAGCCTAAAACAACTTTCAAAATGTACTACTTTTATTAGGACTAACCGGCAGTATAACGATGTTTTTACAAAATAAATTTATTATCAGGAATAAATAATTTTGTAGGACGCTTCGGGTCCACAAAAGGGCAGTTGCCCAAAATTAAATCTTGCTTAATTAAAGGAGATAAAAGATGAGTAAAGTAATCGGTATCGATTTAGGTACCACCAATTCATGCGTAGCCGTTATTGAAAACGGAAATCCCAAGGTTATTGAAAATTCTGAAGGTGCTAGAACTACACCTAGTATTGTAGCTTATGCATCTGAAGAAATTCTAGTTGGAGCTTCGGCTAAGCGCCAAGCAGTAACTAATCCTAAAAATACAATCTATGCATCCAAACGTCTAATTGGACGTAAGTTTAAAGAAGAAGCTGTACAAAAAGACATCGACCTAATGCCATACGAAATCATGGAGGCTAAAAATGGCGATGCATGGGTACGTGCTCAAGGTAAAGAACTGGCACCGCCGCAAATTAGTGCAGAAGTGTTGCGTAAAATGAAAAAAACTGCTGAAGATTATCTTGGCACAGATGTTACACAAGCAGTTATCACAGTACCAGCATACTTTAACGACAGTCAACGGCAGGCCACTAAGGATGCAGGTAAGATTGCTGGGCTTGAAGTTCTACGTATTATCAATGAACCAACAGCAGCAGCATTGGCTTATGGTGTTGACAAACAAGACAAAAAAGATCGCAAAGTTGCTGTTTATGATCTAGGCGGTGGCACTTTTGATATCAGTATCATTGAAATTGCTAATGTTGACGGCGACAAACAAATTGAAGTCTTAAGCACTAATGGTGACACATTCCTTGGCGGTGAAGATTTTGACCAACGTATCATGGATTATCTAGTTGACGAGTTTAAGAAAGAAAACGGTATCGATCTTAAAAACGACATGTTGGCATTACAGCGCCTTAAAGATAGTGCAGAAAAAGCCAAGATAGAGTTATCTAGTTCTGCAAGCACTGACGTTAATTTGCCATACATAACCGCAGATGCCACTGGTCCAAAACACATGAACACAAAACTTACTCGTGCTAAACTTGAAGCACTTGTAGAAGATCTTATTAATCGTTCATTAGCACCTTGTCGTATTGCTATGAAAGATGCAGGTGTGGATGCCTCAGATATTGACGAAGTTATTCTTGTTGGTGGCCAAACACGTATGCCTAAGGTACAAGAAGAAGTTGAGAAATTGTTTGGCAAAGCACCTCGCAAAGATGTGAACCCAGATGAGGCTGTGGCAGTTGGTGCTGCAATACAAGGTGCAGTTCTTGCAGGTGACCGTACTGATGTGTTACTTTTGGATGTCACACCTTTGAGTTTAGGCATTGAAACTATGGGTGGTGTATTCACTAAACTTGTTCAGAAGAATACCACTATCCCCACCAAAGCAAGTCAAGTGTTTAGTACAGCCGAAGATAATCAGCCAGCAGTCACTATCAAAGTTGGGCAAGGCGAGCGTGAACTATTCAATTACAACAAACTACTGGGTGAATTTAATCTAGAAGGAATACCTCCTGCACGTAGAGGAATGCCTCAAATCGAAGTTACCTTTGATATTGATGCTAACGGTATTATGAATATCAGTGCTAAAGACAAAGGCACTGGAAAAGAAAATAAAATCACTATCAAGAGTGATAGTGGATTGAGCAAAGAAGAAATCGATAAGATGATCGCAGAAGCTGAAGCAAATGCTGAAGCTGACAAAAAACAGCGTGAACTTATTGAAGCACGTAATAGTGCGGAAGCACAACTCTATAACTTCAAGAAAGACTACGAAGAAGTTAAAGATGTACTATCCGATGAAAATAGATCTAAATTTGAATCTGAAGTCACAGCATTAGAGGAAGCCATTAAAGGCGACGATGTGTCAGTGATTAATAAGAAACTTGGGGATTTGTTTTCAGTTGCTCAACCAATTTTAGAAGCAAAGCAAAACAAAGAAAAGGCTGCGTCAACCACTGATAACCAAACTGTGGATGCAGAATTTACTGAAGTTAAGGCTGCTTGACACACAGAGACAGACAGTATAAAATAAATATGTGTGCAATGCCCGGGTGGGGTTGCACATCTAATCTTGCTTAATATAAGGAGATATTAAAATGAACGCAAATATAACACGCTTTGACACGCAAGCTCTAAACAGAGCATTAGTAGGTTTCGATCGTATTTTCGATAATTTCGAAACACGCTTCGCAAATCAAATCAATCAAAATTATCCACCATACAACATTGAAAAAATCGCAGAGAACCTCTACGATGTTGTTATTGCTGTGGCTGGTTTTGAGAAACATGAAATCACCGTAGAAGTGGATCAAGATCAATTGGTCATTAGAGGCGAAAAACCGGCCAATCAAGAACCTGCTCCTGAGTATCTACATCGTGGACTTGCTTTCCGTGATTTCGAGCGTAGATTTACACTAGCTGAACACATGGAAGTCGTCAAGGCAGAAATTAAAAACGGCTTACTAATAGTACAGATTGAGCGTAAAGTGCCAGAATCACTGTTACCACGCAAAATTGAAGTTCTAGAGGTTAAGTAATATAAGCAGGGGGAGGAAACTCCCCCATCTATGGAGAATATCATGAGTATCGATACCGATGTTAAACTAGATGAAAAGATCAAACAAAAAATCTCAGAACCTAGAAAATGGAAGGTCATTTTTCTAAATGATGATCATACCCCAATGGAATTTGTAGCAACTGTACTACACGAAATTTTTAAACATAGTATGGAATCTGCTAAGGAACTTACTATGCAAATTCACGAAACCGGTAGCGCCGTTGCTGGAGTCTACAGTTTTGAAATTGCTGAAGTCAAAGCTGTTGAATCCACGCAACTTGCTCGTGCCAACGCTTTCCCACTTCAAATAAAACTAGAAGAAGATTGAATTAAAATCTTTAAATTATAATCAGAACCGGCATTACGCCGGTTCGTTGTTTTGTAAATACCTAGAGGAGATATAGATGAGCCTAAAAGAAATTACAAAAGACCTGCATCATGAGGCTGAAACAACTGTTTTTGCTAAAATGCTACTCAGTGGAAAAATTGGAAAAGAGGAC